ATGGGGCGGTAGGGCAGGGGGGGTAATACTAACCCCCCTGCCCTGCTTACACGCAACCTTTTCTTTATTGATCATAGTAGCGTACACGTTACATAGTTGACATTACAATTAAATAGCATCAGCTGTAAAACTTAAATTATACGATTGGATAACCTTGAAAGGTGCATCCGAACCGTCGAAACTACTTGCCAATATACAAAGATATGGCGACCTAGCATTATCTAAATAAGCTTGTCCATCAATCTTCTGTGTCCTGAACCTTGTTGAAAAGGTATAGTTTTCGTTTCCTTCAATTAATACTTCTCTTGACATAAACGGTTTACCTATTTGATTATAGAAATCTGGAGTGACAGATGGATCCCAGGCAGCATTCTCCGATGCTCCAACTATAGCAAAGTCTGGATTATTTCCTGTAGTTATCCTCCATAACTTTAATTTAATATCTGATGACGATTGGTTCGCAATAGTCATCGTATACCGACCACCTCTTAAAATAAACGAGGACTCTTCGAATGTAGGAACGCCAGCACCAGCATCAATTTCTCTAGCTCCACCAGCAACAGTTCCAAATCCATTTCCAGCAAACTTGTACATATTCAGAAACTGAATAGTACCAGCACTAGAGCTAGCATCGGTAGTTAAAGATAATTCTTGTGTGTTAACAGACCTATAATGAGGCTTAAAAACAGTAGAGTTCCAAATATGCCTTTGAAACACCCTACGGCTTGTCTTTCTTCCTCTAAATCCAACAGCATGTCCTGTTGTATTCTGACTTGTATAATCAATAGTCCTTCTTCCTCCTTTCCTTGTAACTTTTCTTTTAGCAAACCTTGTACGTTTACGCATCCGACCTCTCGGCCGGAACGCAGTCGCATAGGTCCTTTTCCTAAACGCGGGCATCGTGTTATGATTTCCAATCCCTTGGGGGGGTATTTATAGTTTCACTTGCCGCATACAGCGCTTCGCGCTGACACCGGCCGGCCGGCGGTGTCAGCTACAGCCTCGCATCCGCACGACAATGGGCCCAGGGCCAGGTCCGCTTCGCTACCCGGCCTGGTCCCACCGCGATGCGAGACGCGAAGCGCCGACCAGTTTTTATAAACTAATCTCTCTTTGATATAAAATATTTCTTTATTGATAATATGGGTGCGTGCTCCGCACGCTATTACATTTCTTCCAATACAATCCTGCGCTCAAGCGCAGGCAACTGAGGGTTTACCTCATCACCAAACTTGAATATTTCCCTTGGATGGAAATTTGAAGTTACTATGAATGTTTTCGCATACAGTGCGACCATTCCTCCTTTTGTTTCTACTAAACATTTGTATCGATCAAACCATCTAAGTAGATGATTAATATCAATACCATTAGGACCAAAATCATCTATGATGACTTCTTCTTGACAGAGGTAGCCGTTCCACCATTTTGTTCTTGGTTCTTTGACATAGGCATTTGGGAGAGTAGCATGGGCCAATCTACTTTTTCCCACTCCTGGAGCTCCATAGATCCATCTAACGGAGATGTCAGCTCGTTCAACAGTGGGGTAAAGCTGAAGGGCGTTTCTGAGCATGTTAGATCCATGGTGTATCCACGTTCCGGGCTCGGAATGGGCGAATTCAACCACTCCTGAATCTCCGAGTTTGACGGCAGCCATGAACGATCTTCCGACGGCATCTTTATCTCTTCTGACTCTCCCTTCATTGATTTCACCTCCTTCGACAAAGTTTCCATCTTTGCTGCAATATGCTCGATTTTGTCGAGCAGTACCTGCTGCGCGCGTGATATGCGCCCGAGATGAGAGCTTACCTGAAACATAATTGAAAGTACCCCGTCTTCGTAACGAGACGTATCCTTGTAGATGAGGGGTTCCAGATTCACCGGTTTCTCTACCGATGATCCAGTATTTTGCTGCTTCTTCGCACCAAGCTGTGATGCGGGGCACATCTTCCTCTTCGACATAGTTGTTGAGAGTAAAGCACCAATGAAGATATGCAGGAGTAGGCATGGATGAATGAAATGCAATGAGACAACAAGTTGTTATATAGCCCTACGATGGGGCGGTAGGGCAGGGGGGGTAATACTAACCCCCCTGCCCTGCTTACACGCAACCTTTTCTTTATTGATCATAGTAGCGTACACGTTACATAGTTGACATTACAATTAAATAGCATCA